GCTACATCGCCGACGGTGACGTTGGACTGAGCGAACTCGGATCCGATGACCCGGCAGCAGGTAGCAGCCGCCCGGTAGTAGTTGTTGCCAGCGTCGGTGAGCGCCCAGGCGATCTCTTCGTCGGTGATCAACTGCTGGGTGGTGTCGGTGTCGTGGATGAGGAACCGGACTCGGTCTCGGGGACTGCTTGATGGGTCGCCGCTGTAGGTGAACGTCAACGCCCCCACCGCTTCCGGAAGGCGGTCATCCCGCGGCCTGGATCCACCCGGACACCGTGTCGCCGCCGGACCCCGAGCCCGTGCTCCTCGTGACTAGGAGCAGACGGGCTCGGGAGAACGGGGTAGCGCTCGTTGACGTGAACGGCAGGCCGGCCTGCGTGGATTTGATCGTCGTGGCCGCGCTGCCGATCGACGTCCACCGGGTCGACGCTGACCCTGGGCCCTGGACCTGCGCTCTCACCGAGCACTTCGTCGAGCCGCCCGATCCACCAGGGAACGCGACGGCGAACGACACCTTCTGACGTGCGAGTGAGCCCATGGACACGGCCCGGCCGGCGGTGTTCGTGGTGCCGACCTTCGCGAGGGAGAGCGGGCCGTGGTAGATCGTCATTCGGGTGGCGCTCCTGAGCGGACGTCGTTGGCGGCGCGGCCCTGTGAGCCGTCGTTGCGCGGGGTGAACCAGGCGCCGAGGAAGTAGTCGACGGTGTCGGTGGCGCCGGTGATCTGGTCGAGCAGGGACCGCATGCGGGCCGCGTGTTCCTCGGCGCCGTGCAGTTCCTTGAGGGCCTGCTCTTTGCGTTCGGCCATCTCGGCTTGGCGGTCGAGCATCTTGGTGCGCAGCGGGTTCTCGGGTTCGCCGTAGACGCCGGCGGTCTTGAGGAGGTCGCTGGCGCCGGGGATCGTGACCTCGATGCCCATGCCCCGGGCCAGGCCGATGAAGTATTCGCACGAGGGGCGTTGGAACCCGTACTCGGAGCCCGCTCCGCCGCCGACGGCCATGTCGACGCCGTAGATGCCGATCTCGGCGCCGTCACCGGCGGCCCACTCGACCTGGGTGATGGCGTAGGCGAGCATCCACGAGATCGAGTTCGTGAAGTACGTACCCCATCGGGCTTTGAGCTCGTCGGCCGGGAACTGCGTGCTTGCGGGCCATTCGTCCCGCGGGTTGAACATGTAGATCGGGAACGGATGCTGCTCGGCCAGCCAGGCGACGTGAGCCTCGTCCTCGACGATCGTCTTGTCGTCGTGGATGTCGAACCACGCGTCCCAGCGGGTGTTGCCGACCCACAGGTGCAGGTTGTTGAGACCCCAGACCTGCCAGTCGTCGCTGTCCCACGGGGCGTCGCGGTTGCTGTGGGTGTAGCCGACGACCGCCACCTTGCGGGGCTTGTCGTCGCGAGCCCGGCCGGCCTCGTCGTAAGGGCTGATCATGGACTCGATGGCGCTCACGGGCGCGCTCCTTTGTTCATCGGGTCAGGCGAGGGTGGCACCGGTCGACTTCGACACGACATGCCACTGCAGGTTCGTGGACGGGCCGACAACCTCGAACGTCGCTGCCCGGTACGCGAGCGACGTCGACCACGTCAGGCCCTGGAACGTCGTCCCGAAGAACGTCGCCGCGCTCGTGCGGGTGGTCACGGTGTGCACGTGCGTCGAGTCGACCGCGGTCACGTGCACCTTGCCGCCGAGCGCGGCGGTGGCGAGCTTGAACGACTTGTCGCCGGTCGCCGTCGCGTTCAGCGCCACGGTCCCGTTCAGGGGCATGACGGTCGCGGTCGACGAGATCGCGACCGTGGTCCGCTTGCGGCCGTCCACGAACGGGGCCCGCGTACTGAAGGACCGCATGGACGGGGCCAGCAGCGGCCGCTTGAACTTGGTGTATCCCATGGTGGGCCTCCTCAGGCGGCAGCGGGGCGGGGGCGGGCGCGCCGGGGCCGGCCACTGCCGACCGGGCGGGTCTGAGGCGACGTCGTCGCGTTGTCGTAGGCGTACCGGCCGCGCACCAACTGGCCTGCGAGCGTCGGTTCCGGGGCCGGATCCAGGACGTCGCCGATCTGGAGTGTCTTGCCCTGGTACTTGATGGGCTTGAGGGCTGCGAGCGCCATGGGTGACCTCCCGATCAGGACGAGGCGTTCTGGAAGAACGCGCCGACGGTGGGCGAGACGACCTTCATGTCGATGTTCATCTCGATCTCGTGGCGGTCCGACTTGATGTTGTCCATCCGGAACGTCGACACGGCCATGCCGTCGACCGAGCCGTTCAGGCCCGTCCACCGGAACGTGTAGCCCGCGCTCGGCGACATGAGCGACGGCGACGGCGGCACGTACGCGAGCAGGGCATGGCTTCCGAAGATGTACGAGTAGGCACCGGTCACGCCCTGGGCGGCGGTGTTGCGGACGCCGGCGCCGATGACGATCTCGTCGAGTTCCATGAGGCGGGCGACGATGCCCATGGCGACCGGCTCGCTGCTCGTGTACTTGATCCGGTCAACGATGTCGGGGTGGTTGCGGAGGGCGTGCCACACCTTGCGGTTGATGCACAGCTTGTTCGGGAGGTACCCGGTTGCGCCCTCGATCGCTTCCTTCTGGTTGTCGATGTCCTCGAGCGGGGTGCTCGTGACGTCGTCCCAGGCGGTGTAGTCGGTGCCCGCGGCCAGGTCGCCGCCCGTGCTCGACCCCGTCCACACGCTCGTCGTGAAGAACGTGGAGGCGAACAGCACCTCGTGCTTGATCAGGGTCTTCTGGCTGAGGAACGTGGCGGCGTCCCGCGTGGGGCTCAGCGGGTCGTCGGCGTTGCCGATCGTGTCGTCGTCGACGTCGACGTGGAACGCGTACCGCAGGCAGCTGTAGTTCGCGGTCAGGTCGACCGCGTAGCCGCCGCCCGCCGACTCGGTGGACGGGGCCCTTTCCTCCATGGCGTCGCGCATGAAGTCGGCCTGCGAGTAAGTGGCGTAGCGGTCGCTCTTGTTGGGGACGTTGACGCCGGGAAACATCTTCAGCGCCGCGAACTTGCTGGCATCCTGGACGTTGGCGACGCTCAGGTTGGTCAGCAGGCGATTCAGATGCACCTGTGACGACGTGGGCTGGGGCACCTGCCCCTCCTTTCATCATCGACAGGCGCTCACGGGCGCGCTACGTCGCGTTCTGTTGTTGGGGTCAGGTGATGGACGTGGAGTGGGCGAACTGGTTGAGGAGCACGCCGACGACACGGCCGGTGGAGCCGGAGGAGCCGTAGAGCAGGCGACCCACGCAGATCTTGCCGGTGGTCCAGGCGACGACCCGGCCCACCGATGACGCGGCGACGCGGGCCCCGGCCGACTGGGACGACCCGGCGGCCTCGACGTTCGCGACGCCGTACGCCTGGACGCCGATGCGGATGTCCTTGGTGGACGCCGTCGAGGAGTCGGCGAACGTGACGCCGATGATGTCGGCGCCGTTCGCCGGGTAGACGAGCTTCCCGGACGACGTCGACAGGGTCACGAACCGCTGAGACTTGAGGCCCGTGGTGGCGTCGACGCTGATGGTCGGGTGGACGATGAACTCAGGCATTGGCGGTCCAGACCTCCTGGGTGGCTGTGACGGCGAGATCGGGGTTGCCGTCGACGGCCTGCTTGTACGCCTGCGCCGCGGTCAGCCCGGGGGCGGCCTTGCGGATGTCGGCCGCGGCCTTCTGCAGCTGGGCCTCAGCGTCACCGAACGTGTTGCTCGTCCCGTCGGCGCCCTTCGACTTGAGCAGCTCCGACTGCGCGAGGCGCTCCTGGGCGGACTCGAGGAGCGCCACGAGCTGCCCGGCGGGCTGCGGGCCGGCGGCCTTGGCGATGCCGTGCAGCAGGGCCGCGGTGTCCTCGGCGGCGTTCCCGCCGACCTTCTTGGCGACGGCCACGAAGGGGAGGCCCTTGGCGACCTCGAGCCAGCGGGCGGCGTCGCGCTCGTCCTCCATCTTCGCGACCCGCGCCTCGGCGGCCTTGGCGACGGCCTGGGCCTGCTCGAGCGCCTTGCGGACGGACGCCGGGAGGGCGGCCTTGTCGACCTCGGCCACGTCGTCGATCTCCTCGTCGTCGGCTTCGGGTGCCGGCTCGGGCTCAGCGGCCGGCTCGTCGGCGGGAGCGTCCTCGACGGGCGCGGGCTCGGCGGCGACAGGCTCGGCCGGGGCCTCGTCGGTCTTGGTCACCTCTTCGGGCATGGTGTCTCCTGTCTCGGGAGGGTCGACGTTCGGCGCCGAACGCGCCTTCGCCAGGACGATGCGGGCGAGGGGGCCGTCGGTGTCGGTGCCGTTGGCCGGGGCCCACACCCGGTCGACGCGGGTGATGCGCAGCTTGCGGAGCTTCGTGGCCATCAGGCGATCGGCTCCCGGATGGCGGTGCCCTCGATCGAGAAGAACGCCCGCTCCCCGGTCTTGGCCTTGGCGAACTGGTCGGCGTCGGGGATGTGGACGCCCAACCACCAGCCGGTCGGCATGACGCCGTCGGGGATGCCCATGGCCCGGGCCTTGTCGACGGTCATCACCATCGACTCGATGACTTCGCCGTCGGCGGGCTGGCCGTCGTGGTCGATGCCGCTGGCCCGGCTATCGGACATGAACTGGTAGGCGGCGCCCTCGAGTTCGGCGGGTTCGATCACGTCGCCCTGGTGGTCGACGATGACCGTGCCGTCAGCCTTGGCGACGATCGACGCCCACCCGAACACGTTCTGTTGGGCCTCGTCTACCTTCGCGACCGCGGTCATCCCGAGGGAGACGGGTTCGGTCGCGTCGGTCATCGCGCGGATAGTACATCCACAGGCGGTGGATAAAGACACCATGAACGGTGGATTGGGTGCCGGATTAGCTCTATAAGCGCTCAGCGCTCAGCGCTCAGCGGCCGTCTCGGACCAGCGCAGATTCCCAGGAACGCTCAGCGCTCAGCGCTAATCTCACACCATGACTACGACGTCAACGGCGGCCCAGACCCTTGCCTCATTGTCCGCGAAGAACCGTCGAGAGCGCAGCGTGGAGGTGAAGCGCATCGTCGCCGCCTACCGACAGCTGCGCACCGACCTGCCGCGCGCCGACGACATCACCCTGCTCGGCCATCTCGCCGACGAACTCGAGCACGACCTCGCCGAAGCCGGGTAGAACGTGGCCATGCTGGCCTTGCTCGCCCTCATCTGCTTCGTGCTCGCGCTGTTCCACGTGGCGCTCGGATCGGTCGACCTCGTCGTCCTCGGGTTCGCGTTCATCGCCGCCCACCTCGTGTTCGGCGGCGGCTTCTACCCGGCGTTCCCCCGCGTCGAACGCCCGTAGCTCACACGCTGCCAGGCCCCTCGAAGCCGTAGACGAAGTCGGCCGAGCGGAACAGCCCGCAGCCCGCCGGTACGACGACCTCGATGCCGAGGCCCTCGGCGCGGCCGAGGTGGTACTCGATGCACGGCCCGATCCACGACTCCTGGGCGTCCCACTGGCCGGTGCCCTGCGGGATCATGAGCCCGTCCAGCATGATCCGGGTGGCGCCCTCGTGGACGGCGAGGGCGATGGTGAGGGCGAAGCTGTTGGTGAGGTAGCGGCGCCCGCAGTCGTCGACCACGGGACCGAGCGGGTACGGCTCGGCGTTGGCCGGGTCGTTCGGGCGACCGGTCATGACCAGCCGCTGCGGCGAGTCGATGGTCCAGAGCTTCTCGACGAAGCGAGCCTTGTGCTTGCGGGTGATGTGCTCGATGCCGTGCAGCTGGAAGAGGCGGTCCCAGCGGGGCGGGAACTCGGGGCCGTTGATGACCCACACCTCGTGGTCGTCGGGGTGCTCGAAGCTGCGGGGCGCCTGCCCGACGATCACGACCTTCACGGCGCGCCGAACACGGCCACGCGAGGCACAACGGCACCGGCGGGCACATCGACGACGAGGGTCTTGCCGGTGACGGCGCCGGCCATGGAGGGGTCGAGCCCGTCGGGGTCGGCGGGACGCAGGAACGTGACGTCGTCCGGGGTGACGACGTGCCCCGCAGGCAGGTCACGGGCGGCGCAGATCGAGCGGCGGGCGCCGGTCCGGGCAGGCATCTCGATGTTGGTTGGGTCGAGCGCGCCGGCGCCGAGGGCGGCGTGCGCTCGGTTGGCCTCGGCCACGTAGGCGCCCATGGCCGGCGGGTTGAGAGCGAAACCGTTGTCGGGCACGGTCGGGTCGGTGGCGTCGAGCGTGAAGTGCTTCTCCAGGACCGTGGCGCCGGCGGCGACAGCGAGACCCGCCGTCATCCACCCGGGCGTGTGGTCGGAGTAGCCGAGCTCGAACGTCCAGCCCTCCTCGCCGGCAAGGCGGCGGAGCGTGTCGATGCGGCGCAGCTCGGCCCGATGAAGCGGCGTCGGGTAGCAGAGACTACAGGCGAGCAGGGCGTGCGGTCGGGCGTACTCGTCGGTGATCCAGTCGACCGATTGGAGGATCTCAGCCTCGGTCGAGGCGCCGAGCGACATGATGATCCCGGCCGAGAACGCCTGGGCGGCGGCCCGGACGAGCGACTCGTTGGTGACGTCCCCGGAGGCGATCTTGCAGTACCGCATCCCCGCCTTGGCCATGGCCAAGACGGCGTCGAGGTCGAACGGCGAGGCGAACAGCTCAATGTCGATCTCGGCGGCGGCGTCCATCAGGTTGGGGACGGCGTCGTAGGGCAGGCAGCCGGTGGTGGCGAAGTTGGTGCGCTGGTCCCGGATCTCCGGGCGCGTGTCATCCCAGTAGATGGCGGCGTCCGCCCGGGCGATCGTGTCGGGCTGAAGCAGTTGGATCTTCGTGGCCCAGCAGCCGGCGGCCTTCGCCTGGCGCATCGCCTCAATGGCGTAGTCGACGGAGCCCTTGCACTGGCCGGCCTCGGCCACGACACGAGGGGCGGGGTGATCGGTCATCGGATCCCTTCGGCGAGGTCGTCGATCATGCGGGCGATCCGCTGCGTGCCTCGCCCGTCGACCAGGTGGCGGCCCTTCTCGGACATCTCCCGGCGCAGGTCCGGCGAGGCGAGCACCGAGCGCACCGTGCCGGTGATCTGGGTGTCGGTGACCAACTGGGTGCGGGGCAGGTAAACGACCGAGTCGAGCTGCAGGTGGCTGGCTTCGGCCTGGTTGACGGGGATCCCGATGGTGGGGATGCCGGCGGCGGCGGCTTCGTGGATGGTGCGCCCGCAGGCGGAGACGAGGAGGTGGTGGGTGGCCATGTCCTCGGCGATCGGGCGCCGCGGCTCGTCGGCGGGGTCCCGGCAGGTGACGTGCAGGCCGATGTTCAGCAGCGCCCGCGTGACGCGGTCGGCGGTGTCGGTGGGGTCGGTGCCACCGAACGAGACGAGCACCCGGGGCCGGTCGGTCTCGGTGTAGCTGGGCTCGTGGCGGCGGCCCAGCAGGAACTCGGGGCGGATCACCGCGAACGTCGGCCCCCACCGGTCCCCGGCGTCGAGCAGCTCGTTGATCGCCAGGTCGGCGGCCTGCGCGCCCGGGCCCGTGTCTTCGAGCACGACGACCCGGGTGCCCTGCTGGCGGAGGGACCAGACGAACGCGGGGTCGACACCCAACATGTCGAGGACAGCGATCCCGCCGGGCAGGATCCCCTCGCCCATGCGGTAGCCGACGCTCTCCACCTGGCCGAACCACGTGTCGGGGTCGTCGGTGGCGAGCAGGAACTGGACGTCGTGGTGGGCGAGTTCGTCGGCGAGGGTGAGGCAGCGGCGCAGGTGCCCGGTCCCGATCTTCTCGCCGACGACGACGACGAACGTGACGGTGGTGGCGTTGATGGCCTGGCGGACCCCGGCGAGCTGGGCGTGGTCGTCGACGTCGATCGCCTCGGCGCCCGTGAGTTCGATGAGGTGGTGGCCGTCCATGTCAACCGTCTCAGGCAGCAGGTCGGCGTCGCGTAGGAGTCGGATGCCGCCGGTGGTGCGCCAGACGACGGGGTCACCGAACTGGCGGTTCACGGACTCACCGAACTGGCGGCCGTCAGGCAGGTAGCAGACGTCATGGACGGCGGTCACGGACGCAGCGGTGCGCAGAGTCGGGTCCTGCAGGAAGCCGTCGACCTCGTCACGGATCCGCTCCGGGCTGATGCCGGGCGAGGTGACCTGGAAGATCCCGACCGGCCCAGTCCAGGCGAGGTCGTTGACGACCTCGAGGGCGGTCTCGGCGATCGTCGCCCCCGGGCCGGCGGTCTTGATGCGGTCGTGGACGGCGTAGCCGGCCATGCGGCAGATCGACGCTATGACGGGGTCGTCGGTCGAGCACACGATCCGCTCGAGGCCGGCGGCGCGCAGCGTTTCGAGCTTGGCGAGCGCGAGGGGGCGACCGTCGAGGACCCTCGTGTTCTTTCTCAAGATGCCGACGGAGCCGCCTCGGGCGGGGACGATGGCGAGCAGGTCGGTCACTCGGCGCTCTTCTCAACGAACTGGATGTAGTCGGATCCGCAGTCGCCGCAGACCCGGTCTCGGCTGGCTATGGCGACCAGCATCCGGTTCATGGCATCGCAGGCGGCCAGCGTGGCGTACGCCTGCGCCCGCTCGACGGGGCTCCCCGTGTTCTTCTCCAGCAGCGCCCGGGCCTTCTCGCCGGCGTCAGGCATCGCCCACCGACCTAGCGGTCACCCAGCGCCGAACGGGCCGGCCGTCGTCGGCCAGTGCCGGCTTCGGCTCGATCCACCCGGCATCCCATAGACGGGTCCGCATCGTCTTCAACGTCGTAGCGCTCCTTCCGACAGCCTGGGCCACAGCATCGAAGTCGACGGGCACACCCTTGTTGCCCTCCGCCAAGACGACGAGAGCGAGCACGACCGCCTTCGTTCGGAGATCACGGATCCCGTGCACTGCCAACGCGAAATCGCTCCATGACATGTCCGATTTCGCGCGGGCGGTACGCTGTTCCGGCACGTGACGATGCGGAATCGCCGCCCGTTCGCCCGCCTCATCAAGAACAAAGTCGGCATCCAACGCCACGCCGTCAATCTAGAACGCCACAACACCAGGACTGGGCCACGCTCTCCTAGTTGTCGGATATGAACGAGGCCGGCGCAGGTAGGGGGCGTCCAGATTCGGCGGCGAGAAAGACCTCGTCGAAGTCGATGGGTGGGAGCAGGGGTCCGATGGCCTCTTCGATGCACCGCAGCCTGGCTTCGGTCAGCAGACTGTCCAGACGCCGATCGGCCTCGGCGAGTGCGAGTTCTCGTCGGGTCTTGTCCATCTCGAAACCTGCTCTCAGTGTCCTGGCCAAGAGAATTCGGGTCCATCGTCCCAACGAGTCCCACTCGGCTAGCAGCTGCTGCATGGCGTCACGCGGAAGGTCATCGGCGCTCACCCTGTCCTTCGCGTCGTGGCACGGCTGGCAGGTCCACACCGTTACCAAACCACCGCAGTTGGCCGGGACGGGCATGTGGTCCTGCTCGCCGCGTCCCTTGCAAAGGGGGATGCTGCAATAGAAGCAGCGTTCTCTGTCCCGCGAGTCAGCGACAAGGTTTCGATACACGTCGCCGGTGAGCCCGAGGCGATCGAAGAAGAGCCTGCCCTGCTCCGCTGCATCGTGTGAGTTGGCCATAGCGTCCCTTGCTACTCCAGTGATGTCGTAACCACACACCTGCACGACGTGTGCGCTGGCGGCCCGTCGAACCCACCCGGGAACGTGCCCATCGAGTCAACCGAGGGGCGCATCCCCGGCGACACGGGTGTCGACTCGATGCGTTCGCCGTCGAGGCCGAGGCATTCCTCGCACGCCCGATCGTCGCTCGTGACGGACCACTCCTGCACGAACACGTAGCCGTCGGCGCCACCCCGGCGGATCTCGGCATCCCACCCGAGGCGGCGGCCCTCGGTCGCCGCCGCGATGGACTCGGTGCGGGCGATCGACTCAGCCCGGTACGCCAGCTGCCGGGCGGCGTATTGGCCGGTCAACGTGTCGATGCGCGCCCGGTCGAGGGGGCCGCCCCGCCACGGCGACAGGCTGTAGGCCGACCGCATCGTCCCGGCGGCGCCCTGCCCGAACCGCTGAGCCAGCTGGTTCGAGACGAGGCTGTCCCGATAATTGAGCGCCGCGGTCGCCTGCGGGGCCGTCAGCCCGATGAGCGGCCGGATCTGGCGGGCGATGTCATCGACAGCGAGGTCACCCGCCTGGCCACGGGCGATCAGCTGGGCGATCGTCTGGCGGGTCTGCGTGTCGATGTCCGCGACGAGCGCCCCGGCCCGCTGCTCCGCCCACGCCACGGCGTGCTCGTTGACCAGGTCAAACGACCCGGCGAACGAGGGCGTCGGTGGGAACGGCGGTGCGCCGAGGACGAGGCGCCCGGCCCGGGATGCGATGCGGGCGAGGGTGGCCACCAGGTCGGCGAGCGACGGCACCTTCTTCGCCACCAGCCCGGGGGCGGTCGCTGACGCCGTGATCGCGGGGGTCGTGAACGCCGCGAGGTGAGCGGCGTGGCCCGGATCGAAGTCCCGGGCGAGCTGGCCGAGGAGAGCGAGCCACTGGCGGCGCATCTCCGGGACAGCGGCGTCGGCGATGCGGACGTGGTCGTGGCTGTCGGCTGGTGGCCGCCCCACGAGGGGACGCCTCGCCTTCGTGGTGACGGCCACCGATCAGCCGGCCAGCGCCGCCTCAGCGGCTTCCTGCGCGGCGACATGCACGGCCCGCTCCGCTGACAGCCGCTCGGCCTCGCGGGCCGGCAGGGGGGCGTCCGGGCCGGTCTGGGCGTCGATGACGCGTATGTGGTCGCGGGCGTCGGCCCAGTCGGCGCAGCACGCGGCCACGTCGACCGTCGGCTTCGGCTCAGGCTTGCTGGCCGCCTTCGCGGCGGCCTTCTTCGTGGGGGGCACGGGCTGCTCCTTGTCAGATATGCGAACCGAACGCGGCGACCAGCACGGCACCGGGCGACGGTTCGGGGGTTGGCCGGTAGGTGAGGACCCGCAGCGGCACCCGCTCGACCACCGGGATCCTGCTGGCCAACACAGGCTCAGAGGTCACGCCGCCTCCTGCGGTTGCTTCGTTTCACCCATCGCGCCGGCGGCGGGCTCACCATCGGGCGCCGCCTGCTGCTGCCCCGGCGGGGGCGGTGGGAACGGCGGCGGTGCGGGCGGCTTGAGTTCGGCGAGCGCCGCCATCTCGGGCCGCTGGTCCGGCGGCGTGTACGGCAGGCCAGCGATCCGGGCGAGGTGCCCCTCGAGTTCGCCGTCGGGGAACAGCGGGTAGCCGGCCCCGGCCAACGCCGTCAGGTACCGGCCCATGGCGTCGAGGTCGACCCGTTCGATCGGCTGCGGGCACAGCTTCGGCGCCAACGCCAACGGGATGCTGTTGATCTGGCAGAGCCGCGGGATGGCGTGACGGTTCATGGTCGCCGCGAACGCCTGCACCCACGCCTCGAGCCCCCGGGTGAAGGCGTCGTACTTCTCCTTCGACAACGCGAAGCTGCCCGTGGCGTCGTGGCCGATCAGGACCACATCCGCCAGGACGGTGACGGCGATCTCCATGTTCAGGCGGTGAATCGTGTCGCCGATGTTCATCGTCTTCGTGCCCGGACTGGACATCAGGTCGACGTCGAACATCTTGTTGCCGTCGGCGTCGTACGCCAACGGCATCACGATGCACGCCTGCTCGTCCACACGCATCTGCTCGCCCGTCCGCTTGAACGCCTCGACCGCCGCGGACTGCTCGGCCGTGGCCGATCCGCCGAGCCAGTCGGCCGGCACCCAGAAGCGGGGGATGCCGACCATGTCCCGGTCGATGCCGATCGCCTCCGCCTCCTGCGTGCGCCGGCGCCGATACCACGGGATGTACGCCGAGCGTAGGGCACTCACGCCTTGCGGGTTGTTCTTGTGGGCGGTCGGGCGGAACAGCAGCGCCTGCTCGATCGGGATGAACATGAGCGCGCCGCCGGCGTTCGGGTCGCGCTGCCACATGCCGGCGATGCCGCCCTCGTCGTCGAACTCCCAGTGGTCCAACGTGTCCTGGGCACGGATCGGCATCTTCCGCCAACCCCACCGGCCGTCCTCGTACTTCGACGACGCC